GCCGTATCGGTTTGAGCTGGGGAGAAGCTGCCGATACCGCCTTGCTGGCCGCATCCGCTAAAGGCATGGACGCATGGTACATCGGCTATAACAAAGACATGGCCTTGGAGTTTATCCGCGACTGTGCAGGCTGGGCGAAGCATTACCAGCTGGCGGCAGGCGAAATCGAAGAAACCGAGGAAGTGTTTGTCGAAGGCGACGACCGCCAGGCCGTGTTAGCCTTCGTTATCCGCTTTGCTTCCGGCTTTCGCATTACCGCCTTATCCAGCCGGCCGTCCAACCTACGCGGTAAACAAGGCCGCGTGATTATTGATGAGGCGGCGTTCCACGAGCAGCTCGGCGAATTGCTTAAAGCGGCAATGGCCTTGCTGATGTGGGGCGGCCAGGTGCATATCATCTCTACGCATGACGGCGTAGACAACCCGTTCAACGAGTTGATTAACGATGTGCGTGCAGGGAAAAAACCTTATTCCGTCCACCGCATTACCTTTGACGAAGCGGTCGAACAAGGCTTGTACCGCCGCATCTGTCTGCGTTTGGGCAAGGATTGGACACCCCAAGGCGAAGCCTCGTGGTGTAAGGAAATCCGCGATTTCTACGGCGAAGATGCCAGCGAAGAGTTGGACTGTATCCCGAAAAACGGCGGCGGCAAATGGCTGAACCGTGCCTTAATCGAAAGCCGTATGACCCCATACACGCCGGTTATCCGCTACGACCAGACCGACGACTTCGGCCTGCTGCCCGAACCGCGCCGTGCTGCCGAAGTAGCAGACTGGATAGCCGATACCCTGCAGCTGCTGCTTGACGGTTTGGACAAAACCCTCGTTTCTTTTGTAGGCGAAGACTTTGCCCGCTCGGGCGACCGCACCGTGATTGTGCCGCTCTTACAAAGCAAAGACCTGATTTTAAAACCGCCGTTTGTTTTGGAGCTGGGCAATATGCCGTTTGCCCAGCAGGAGCAAATTATGCAGCACCTGTTGGCCAAGCTACCCAATCTGCGCGGCGCGGCTTTGGATGCGCGAGGCAACGGTCAATCTTTGGCCGAAGCCATGCGCGATGCGTTCGGCGCAGAAGTGGTGGAAGCCGTGATGCTGTCGGAAAACTGGTACCGCACCCATACCGCTCCGTTCAAAGCCGCCCTCGAAGACGGCACACTCGACGGCCTGCCGCGAGATGAAGACATCCTCACCGATTTACGTGCGTTCGAATTAGTCAAAGGCGTGCCTCGTATTCCGGACACCCGAACCAAAGGTCAAGACGGCAAAAAACGCCACGGCGACGCAGCGATTGCCTTTGTCCTTGCCCATTACGCCAGCCGCGAACTCAATGCCGGACCGGTACGCGTGGCCAGCCGCCGCGTGCGCCGAATTAGCAGAACAACGCATGGCTTTTAGGCCGTCTGAAAAGAGAATCCCATGAAAAAACCGCATTTCAAACTCAAAACCAATCATGGCAACATCACCTTCAAACCCGATGACCTGACCGGCCATATCGCCGTCTCACATCAATTTTTAGGCGGTTTCGGCGGTTGGTTGCCTAATCCTGACCCGATTTTGCGCAAGATGGGCAAGCAAATCCATGTTTACCGCGAATTGTTGCGCGACGAGCTGGTCGGCAGCTTCGTGCGCCGCCGCAAAACCGCTGTGGCACGGCTGGATTGGAAACTCAGCGGCGATGAAGTCGAAGATCGTGTGTTGGATTTTGTCGAAAATTGGCTGGCCGCTGATGTCGATGTTTATAAGATCTGCAAAGACATCATGAATGCCGCATTTTTCGGCTATCAGCCTATCGAAATTATCTGGCAAAAAGGCAGTCAATGGCTGCCGTCTGAAATTGTGGCCAAGCCGCAGGAATGGTTCGGATTCAATGATGAGCGTGAGTTGGTTTTTACCGAAAACGGCTTGAGCCAAGAGCCGCTACCGCCTTATAAATTTCTGTGTCCGCGCCATGAGGACGACTATCTTAACCCTTATGGCCTAGGTGATTTGGGTTTGGTGTTTTGGCTGGTAACTTTCAAACGCGGCGGCATGAAATTTTGGGTAAGTTTCACCGAAAAATACGGCGCACCTTGGCTTATTGGCAAAGAGCCTCGCTCCAATACCCATAGCGACACCGAAAAGCTGCTCGACGCATTAGAAGCCTTAATAAGCAATTCGGTCGGCACGATTCCGAATGATTCCAGTGTCGAAATCCACGAAGCCAGCGGCAAGTCATCATCAGTAGATGCATTCGACAAGCTGCTGAAAGAGTGCAAGTCCGGCATCAACATTGCCTTGCTTGGCCAAGACCAAACCACCGACAAAGAAACCAACCATGCCAGTGCCAGCGCGGGCTTGGAAATTGCCGACGATATCCGTGACGGCGACCGCCGTATTGTTGAAGCGGCGTTTAACGAATTGATTGAATGGGTGGTGGAACTGAATTTCGGCGATGTGGCTTGTCCGAAATTCGAGCTGTTTGAAAACGAGGAGGCAGGCACGAAAGAGCGTGCTGAGCGCGACAGTTTGCTGTCCGGCTCGGGTGTGAAATTCACTCCGCAATATTGGAAACGTACTTATGGCTTAGAGGATGGCGATATCGTTGAAGAAGATGCCATTATCCCGACCGCTGCTGACTTTGCCGAAGGTTGGGATGGCACAGAAACCGATGCAGGCTTGATTTTAGATACGCTTGCGCCCAATGCAGGCCGTCTGAACCAACAAGGCCGCGACCTGACTGCCTTATTGGTGCAGGATTTGCAGCGCGGCGAAACCGAAGACAATATTCTCGACCGCTTGGCCGAGCAGTTCCCGAATATGGATGACACCGCCTTGCAAAACGAGCTGGCGCGTGTGATTTTCCTGTCCGGTTTGGTCGGCCGCATTGAAGCGGCGCAGGAGATGAGCTGATGAATCCGGAAGACATCAAGGCAATTTTCGGCCTAGAGCCGGAAGCAGCGGTCGAATATTTGAAGCAGAAAGGTGTGGCCGTTTCGTGGGATTGGCAGGACATGCTGGATGACGCACACGCCACCGCCTTTACCGTGGCCAAAACCGCAGGCATGGACGTGGCCAACGACATTTATCGCGCAGTTGTCAAAGCTGCAGAGACCGGACAAACGCTGGAGCAGTTTCAGAAAACACTTACACCGGTATTGCAAAGCAAAGGTTGGTGGGGACGCACCCCAACAACCAATCCGGACACCGGAGAAGCCCAAACTGTTCAACTCGGTAGCCCGCACCGCCTGAAAACCATCTATCTGACCAATATGCAGTCAGCCTACATGGCTGGACGCTACGCTGAAATGATGGATTCTGTCGACACCCACCCGTATTGGCAATACGTCGCTATAAACGACAGCCGCACCCGTGACAGCCACCGTAGAATGCACGGCCGTGTCTATGCAGCAGCCGACCCGGTTTGGGACACCATGTATCCGCCGTTGGATTTCCGCTGCCGCTGCCGCGTGCGTCCATTATCACGCGCCGCAGGAGAAAGCCGTGCCTTACCTAGTCCGACACTTGAGACTCAAACCGTCGACATCGGTAGCAACGAATACACCGGAGAAGCCCGCTACGCCCAACGCACCGGCTTGCGGATTGACGGAAAGTTTGTCGCCCCAAGCGCAGGCTTCAATGCCAACCAAGGAAAAGCCATGCTCTCGCGAATGGCTTCCGTAGCCGTCCAAAAAGCACAATCCGTTCATCCCGATATTGCACGCGTAGCCTTAAAAACCATGATGACCAACAGCAAATTCAAATCCTCATTATCTGCTGTCGATTTGGCATGGGTACTAAAATTAATCAAAGGTTAGATATGCTTGAAATTAATCTTGATACTTCATCACTAGATCGTGGCTTGAGCCAGCTTCTACAAAACGTAAGCCATCCGCGCAAAATGATGAAAGCCATCGCGACCGAAATGACTTCATTAACCGAAGAAAACTTCGAAAGCGAAAGTTTCGGTGGCAACAGATGGAAACAAAGCCAACGCGCAGCTCAAGGCGGGCAGACTCTGCAACTGACCGGCCAACTTGCAGCCAGCATCTCCACACAAGTAGGCAACGACTTTGCACGTATCGGAAGCAACAAACCATATGCGGCAATCCACCACTTGGGTGGCTCCGCAGGCAGAAACCATAGCGTCCAACTTCCAGCCCGACCCTATCTACCAATCAACGGCAGTGGTCAACTTCAAAACGGAGCAGATAAACGCATCCTTGATATTGCAATCGAGTCACTCAGCTCAGGCCTGTAAACAAAAAAAGACGAGCAAATTATACTCGTCTTTTTATTGCACTCTATGAAACTACTTTTCACAAAACCAATCCCACCAAATCCCGCTCCATCCAAAATAATCCCAATTATCTCAGAGACTCTATATATTTATCTCATTGGGTTTCAGTAGGCAGGAGAATTAAAAAAGCAGAAATCCTTTGATTGTTTGGGTTTCAGCCTTTATATACACTCGATAAACTAAAGGCCGTCTGAAAAGTTTCAGACGGCCTTCAAAATAAAAAACCGAATAGAATCGGTTTTTTATTCCTATTCAGGAAAAAACGCTCAATTACAGAGCATCTTTTAATGCTTTACCGGCACGGAATTTAGGCGTTTTAGCAGCAGCAATAGTCAAAGGCTCGCCAGTTTTAGGATTGCGGCCTTGACGTTCGGCGCGTTCGCCGACGTAGAAAGTACCGAAACCGACCAGAGTAACAGTATCGCCGTTTTTCAGTGCGTTGGTTACGGCATTAGTAGTAGCATCCAAAGCTTTTTGCGCAGCAGATTTGGAAATGCCGGCTTCTTGAGCAATTGCTTCGATCAATTCAGACTTGTTCACAATTAGTCCCTTCCTATCGTATAAAGATGATGAAATGCCCGAATACTCGGGGCTTGAGCGCTTTCAAAGCACATACGCACTTTATAGCAATTCTGAAATTATCATGTCAAGTAAAAAATGTGGAATTGCCCTATTTTTGGGGCATTCAGGGCAAAACCACATTTTTTGCAACATCAGACGGCCAACTTAATGCTTGGTTGCTTTTGTTCTTGACTTTGTCTTAGGAGTTTGCACGGTCTCGGCAACTGCTAATTCGGCAACCCATTGCTCAGGCTGAGTTTCCAGACCCAAAGCCAACACTTCATCAATCCATTTGACCGGATGGATGGTCAGACCGGTTTTGACATTTTCAGGAATTTCTTCCAAATCTTTGACATTGTCTTTCGGAATCAATACATGCTTGATGCCACCGCGCAAAGCAGCCAGCAGTTTTTCTTTCAAACCGCCGATCGGCAACACTTCGCCACGCAAAGTGATTTCACCGGTCATCGCTACGTCCGCACGCACCGGAATTTTGGTAAAGGCAGAAACCATCGCCAAAGTCATGGCAATACCTGCGCTCGGACCGTCTTTCGGCGTCGCACCTTCAGGTACATGGACGTGAATGTCTTTCTTCTCGTAAAAATCAGGAGCCAGACCCACTGATTCGGAACGGGAACGGACAACCGACCATGCGGCCGATACCGATTCTTTCATCACGTCGCCCAGTTGGCCGGTACATTGAATTGTACCCTTGCCCGGCAAGGCAACCGCCTCTACGGTCAACAACTCGCCACCAACTTCGGTCCAAGCCAGACCGGTTACCTGACCGATGCGGTTTTCGCTTTCGGCCACGCCATAGTCGAAACGGCGCACGCCTAGATAGTCATGCAGATTTTTCTCAGTAACTTTAATTGCTTTAGGCTTGGCCTTGCTTGCTGTTTTGGATTTGGACGCTTTTTTCTTGTCCTCATTCAAGGTAACCTGCATTACTACTTTGCGGCAGATTTTGGCAATTTCGCGATCTAACGAGCGGACGCCGGCCTCGCGGGTGTAATAACGGATAATATCGCGCACTGCACTTTCATCAACCACCAACTCACCCTCTTTCACACCATTGCGCTTCATTTGTTTCGGCACAAGGTATTGCATGGCAATATTGATTTTTTCATCTTCCGTGTAACCGGACAGACGGATGATTTCCATACGGTCAAGCAGCGGCGTCGGGATATTCAAGCTGTTTGAAGTGGCAATAAACATCACATCGCTCAAATCGTAATCGACTTCGGCATAGTGGTCGGCGAACTTGTTGTTTTGCTCAGGATCGAGCACTTCAAGCAATGCACTGGCCGGATCACCACGGAAATCGCTGCCCATTTTGTCGATTTCATCAAGCAGGAACAATGGGTTTTTCACCCCCGCTTTCGCCATGTTTTGCAGGATTTTGCCTGGCATAGAGCCGATATAGGTACGGCGGTGGCCGCGGATTTCGCTTTCATCACGCACGCCGCCTAATGCCATACGCACATATTGACGGCCTGTGGCTTTGGCAATTGATTCGCCCAAGGACGTTTTACCCACCCCCGGAGGGCCGACCAAACACAAAATCGGGCCTTTGAGCTTGTCCATACGTTTTTGAACGGCCAAATATTCCAAAATACGTTCTTTGACTTTTTCCAAACCATAGTGGTCGGCATTCAAAATCAAATCAGCCTTGGCAATATCTTTGCTGACACGAGATTTTTTCTTCCACGGCAACTCAAGCAAAGTATCGATGTAGTTGCGCACGACGGTGGATTCCGCAGACATAGGCGGCATCATTTTCAGTTTTTTCAATTCAGACAGACATTTTTCTTCAGCCTCTTTGCTCATGCCTGCTTCTTTGATTTTTGCTTCCAACGCATCCAGCTCGCCGCGTTCATCTTCTTCACCCAACTCTTTCTGAATCGCTTTCACTTGCTCATTCAGGTAATACTCACGTTGGGACTTTTCCATTTGACGTTTTACACGGCCACGGATGCGTTTCTCGACCTGCATGATGTCGAGTTCGGCTTCCAACTGAGCCAGCAGAAATTCCAAACGCTCAACAATGCCTGCGGTCTCCAGCACATATTGACGCTGCTCCAATTTCAGCTGCAAATGCGCGGCAATCGTATCGGCAAGACGGCTGTTGTCATCGATACTGCTGATGGTACTGATGACTTCGGCAGGGATTTTTTTGTTCAATTTCGCATATTGCTCGAATTGAGTCAGCAGAGTACGGCGCAAGGCCTCAATTTCAGGATTGTCCTTGTCGCTGTTTTCATCAATCGCCTCAACATGGGATAAAAACAGTCCGCCTGTTTCGTCAACTGTCAACGCGCGCGCACGACGGATACCTTCTACCAACACTTTAACGGTACCGTCAGGCAGTTTCAAAACCTGCAAAACTTGGGCAACCGTACCGGTTTGGTGCAAATCTTCAGCTTTAGGGTCTTCTGTATTAGGGTCAAGCTGGGCCAACAGGAAAACCGGATCATCATTAGCCATTGCCGCCTCAAGGGCTGCAATCGATTTAGGACGACCGACGAACAGCGGCAATACCATATGCGGATACACCACGACATCGCGTAAAGGCAAAGTAGCCAGCGCACTGTATTCCTCGAAATATTTGTCTTTTGTCGGCATAGTTAATAATCTCAATCATTGTTAAATCAGAATGTAGCTCAAAATTGGGTTGAAGCGCTCCATTTCAAGACTTGAAAACAGCTTATCCGCACCTATTTTCGAAAACATCATTTTTAATAGCCCGATATGGACGTTTACGATAAAATATATCGGATTTTGGGCCGTCTGACAAATTTTTAGACGGCC